TCATCCCTCACCTCGTCTTAGTTGGTCTGTCATCATGTCCCATTCCTTCGCTGGGTCATATTCAACTTCAACATCCGGCAAGCAGTCACCAGGGCCGAACGGGTCAACGTTCAGCATGTCGTGAAGCTCGTCCAGTAGCACATCAGCGCGGGCTATGGCTTCGTTTGTTCGTGCGGTGCGCTCTGCCAGTCTGCCGAACGGGTCGTAGCCTTCACGTACTTTGCCGCCTTCGATAATCCAGTTCACCATCCAGGGTGTCAGCTCAATTTCCTTGTCGTAGTCGTCGGTTGCTTCGTTATATAATTGCATCTCAATCTCCTTTGTTATCGTTATATAGATTATACAACATTTGGGGTGTATGTCAATAGGGAATTACGATATTCTTAAATATTCGTATCAATTAGTTTATTGCTATTGACATTTAGAAATTGTGTGCTATTATTATATTGGAGGTAACAACTATGAAACAACTGATAGCACAAATATTTGAATTGATACATATATATTTTCGCAACAAACGCATTATAAAGATGCGTGCCAGTGGAATGACGCACCAAGATATAGCTGACAGGGTACATTTGACGAAAGCCAGAGTACACATGATTGTGAAACGGTATGAGGAGCTACATAATGTCTGATTATGCCGATAGTTTAGGAACCCTACTGGCTGATTTTTGGATTGAAAACAGAGCGATAAAAGAAGAACAATACACATTTACATTACGACCTGATTATAAAGAATATATCAAGTCCCCTGAGTGGAAAGCCAAAGCAAAAACCTATAAAGAAAAAGCCGGGTGGCGGTGCCAGATGTGCAATGAACCCGGGAACGGTAAAACCCTAAATGCACACCACCGGACATATTCAACTTTAGGTAATGAGGATAATGATGTAATTGTATTATGTCGGAAGTGTCACGCTAAGTTTCACGATGTAGAAATACACGAGGATAACAATGATCTACAAAATAGCGGTATCGAGTTTTAAGCTAGATAAGAAGATTCCCCAGGGTTCTGACATGTGGTCAAAGTTTAACGCGTCATTCGTTAACTTTGAGCTTGAGCAAAAAAATATCATGGCAGCTATCTACCTGGGGAGATCCATTACCACACAACACAAGAATAACTGGAGGACATCTGAAAATTATATTTGTGGTCAACACATTGGACTTGATTTCGACACCGGCGATAAAAGCAGCTCACTTGAACAATTATCACGGGATAAGTTTATAGCCAAGTATGCTTCATTTTTGTACACGACGATAAGCCATAAACCAGAGGAACCCAGGTCACGGGTGATATTTCTTCTAGATCAACCAATCATGCAGGCCAAGAATTATACGATGGCTGCCAGTGCTTTGTTGTGGCTATTTGGCACCGCTGACAGACAATGTAAAGATGCTGTACGATTTTTCTATGGTTCCCAGGGGTGCGAGTTTTACAAGATCAATCAAGTGTTACCTGTTGATGTTATAAAGAAAATCATCCAGAATTATAAAGACAGTGGGGATAATGAGCGACGGTTGACGGTTAGAAAAAACTATCTGGCACCGGCTTCACAAAAAGAGGTACAGGACGCCTTGCGATTGATTCCACCATGGGGCATTGCATATGATGAATGGGTTCAAGTGCTAATGGGTATTCATTCTGAATTTGGGGACGCTGGTTACAATCTGGCTGAAAGTTGGGCCGACGGTAAGCAGGGTGAAGTAGAGCGAAAGTGGAAATCATTCCACGACAAAGGCAGCGAAGGCAGCGCGGTTACGATTGCGACGTTGTTCAGCATTGCTAAAAGATTTGGCTGGGTTAAATCGCATGAATCTCTTGACATTCAATAAAAAGGTTGTATAATATGAAATATAACAAACACAGTCCGCAAGCTGTAATATGATCCAAGTAGACCACTTTAGGGTGTGTCTGTGTAATGCTACACTTGGATAGCACTTGCGGACACGGGCACAACCCAAAGTGGTTTTTTTATCTAAAACACGGAGAAATAATGGCAACCAACGGAAACGACATACAAATAGAACAAGGCGAGTTTACCAGGGTTCATAATGCAATATTTGATGCATTATCAAAAGCAAGGTTATCTGGTGCAGAGTTTCGCTGTGTTTTATTTTTATTCAGGAAAACATACGGTTGGAATAAAAAGGAGGATATTATAAGTTTAAGCCAGTGGGCAGAGGGAACCGATAGCAAAAGACAACATGTATTAAAACCATTGAAATCATTGATTGAAAAAAAGATAATTTATAAGCGATTAGACAAAGGACAAATACCAACTTACGGATTTAATAAATACATCGAACAATGGATTGGTATAGAATCTAATGCTGAAAGAGGAGATAGATTCAATAAAAACGAAGTGTTACCTACACAGGTTACTGTAACCAAAGCAGGTAACAGCACTGTAACCAAAGCAGGTAACAGAGGTGTTACGCAAATAGGTAACAACAAAAGACAAGTTAAAGACATACTTAAAAACAAGGTTCCCGAACATCAAATTTATTTTGGAGCACTGGCACAATTATGCAAATTGGATATGAAACTAAAAGCAGGACAAATTGGAAAAACAACTAAAGCACTTATGAAAGCTGAATATACAATAGATGATTTAAAAGGTTTTGAATCCTGGTGGTATAAGAATGATTTTAGGGGACAAAAGAACGAACCGCCAACACTTCAACAAACAGTGGATAAAATATATCAATATAAAGTTGAAAGAGAAAAACTAAAACCAAAAAACCGCGAAGTTGTAAAAGGTGATTATAGAATATGGGGCGGTGGAATAGAGGAAGTACAAACATGAATCCAGAAATCGTACAATATGAAGTTTTGGCTAAAGAATTATTGCGGCGGTGCATGGCAGAGGACGAGCCGGAAGAATTGCGCCGGTGGTTATCCGAAATGTTGGCACGCATGGGAGCCGGCGAAGAGGACGCTATTTTGAAGTGGGTTGATTCGTTCGATTTTACCAGTAAGATTATTGAGGACTACGAAAAGATAGCCAACACGCCTGAAAGTTTACGGCGCGATTTATCATGGCCGTGGCAATCATGGAATAATATTATAGATCCACTTGAGGACGGGATGCTAGGATTGGTTACAGCTCCAGACGGGGCCGGGAAAACAATCTACGCTGAATCAATCGCCGAACACTGGGCAGCACATAAAAACAGGGTGGTATTTGTCCACTATGAACTAAACCGCAAACTAATGATGTTGCGGAGAACGTCACGTCATACAGGAATTACACCCAGGGACATAAAAAGCGGTAAGTTGAATCCATTGCAGAAACAAAAAATTGACGAAGTAAAACCGCGCTTGCTGAAATGGGAAGGGTATATTTCATATCTCCACACCCCAGGCTGGACTATGGAGCGAACCATTACAGAACTGCGGAGGTTAGTCAATGAGGATGAATGTGACGTGGTGGTATTGGACTACCTCGAAAAGGCGTCTGCTTCAAAGCGGCAATTACAAATGTTCGGCACCAACATATACCAGCGCGAAGCCGACAACGTAGAACAAATAAAAACGTTTGCAGAGATGACAAGCATTCCGGTATTGATGGTTGCACAAATGAGCAAGGAAGGCAAGCAAACATCATTTGAAAATGTTGACAGGTCAAGTGTCAGGGGAGCTGGTGAAAAAAGCGACAAGTCAAACCTGGTGGTATTGTTACGACGTGATCGAATTGAGAATGGATATTCAAATATTGTTGATGTTCTGGTGGATAAAAACACTATGGGATCAACGGGTGTATTCAAACAGATTATGCAACCTGAATATTTTCGGGTTGGCGATTTAGAGAGAGGAGCATAAAATGACATGGTACGAAGCACGAACCAAAGCCGAATTGGAATACAAGCAGGCTGTACGGGAATGGAAGCAGGACGACACCCAACGCAACCGCGACCGGGTGAAGATAAAGCAGGCGTTATTAGAAGGGCTACAGAGGAATTATCGGAGGACAGGATGACCGAACCACTACCAACCTATGACGTATTTAACCCTGACGATTACATCAACCTGTTATTACAGCGGATAGACACCATGTGTGACATGATCGACCAACTGCGACAAGAGCGGACGATGCTACTGTTGCAACGTGACGAGATGCTGAAAAAGATTGGAGAGAATGATGATACGCTATAACGACAAATACAATGCTGATTACAAATTCAAGCGTGAGATGTATCGCGACAAGACAACGCTAGTCGGCGAAATGGCAGGCTACGACGAGCAGGACATGAACGAGGCTATCGAGGCAACCTACCAGAAACTTGAGCCACATGACAGGGTAATAATCGACGGGATGCTGAACATGCTGCAAAACTACGCGGACGAACGAGGGCGGCGCGGATTTGGCGATATGTCGCGCAAGGAACTGCTAGTGAAACTAGGCTTGTGGCTGGCAGAACGAAAAAAGGAAGTGAAGTGATGGAAAAATATTATTTAACTGATTGTATGGATTGTCATCGAACATTTACTTCCCAACAAGAAGGCGTTAGATTGTGTCCTTATTGTGAAACAAGAAATATTACAACTGACACAGTTAGGATGACTGAAAACAAGGCATTGAAAGGATTTGATGAAATGTTACAGCCGATATATTTAGAGGATGAATCTGTAAGACTATTACGAGAAGATAACTTAAAATATCAACAAGAAATCGTACAATTAGAATATAAGTCGAAAAAGCTACTAAAAAAATATAAGTATTGGAAAACACAAGCTAAGACATTACGGAAAGGTATGCAACAAATTAAATTTGATAACTATATTGAAGACCATATAGCCAAAGAATACGCAACAAAATTTCTTGACGAATATTATCTGAATGAATTAAAGGCGGTGAAGAATTGAAACAACAGCAATCACCCGTCAATGTTGTATTTGTTATGGACGGAAAATCGGAGCGTCCGAGAATACGCGTCGAAATCGGCACGTGGTTTGACTGCGAAATTATGCCGCCTGAGATATTCTTTAAGCTGTGTAGCGAGTGGTGGAGCAATCGCGAAATTGCATCTTGAAATTGTGCCGGGAAAGTTGTATAGTGATAAGTGAGGTGATGAGATGAAAACAGCCGAACAAATGATGTGCGAGTGGATGCAATCACAGCTTAAGGATAACCAGACGTTTACCATCAACAGCGAGCAATACCTGGAGATATACAACTGGTACCAGGAAGTCGAATTAGCTTCGCATAATAAGTGTTGGCATATTGGGGGCGCATTTACAGGCGAAGATGCACCGGACAAGATTATAGAATGGACAGGAAACGATGACAGAATTGATATGCCTGATTTGTACAATGATGTAACTTGGCGACCTGGTACAGATTTGCCTTTTGCAAAATGGACGGGAAATGAGGAAACAATGCGATATGCAAAACGTGTGGACGGCAATCACCACGAGATAATTCAAGGATTGCGCGATTGTGGCTACAAAGTCAAAGATACGTCAAAATATGGCGACGGGTTCCCGGATTGTATCGTAGCAGGCGGCGGACGTGTTGTCATGCTGGAAATCAAGCAGGGCAGCGCGAAATTGACGGACGCGGAGAAGGACTTCCACGAAGCGTTTTACGGTTTAGGGCTTCACGTTGTCAGGACGCTTGAGGATGCAATCAAGATTATGGAGCGTGAACGGATATGAAAATCTACAAAGTGTTAGTTGATGAATTGCCGATAGCGTGTGGTAGCCGTACTGGTAAGCACGATCCAAAGCCTTGTGATTTTTTTATGGTTGCTAATCCGTTGTGGTGTTTTGTTACGGATAAAAGTATCGAAGAAAATAACAATCCTTATGAATCACGCCCCTCATGGTGTCCGTTGCAAGCTGTCCCTATGTGGGAAGCGTCATATTCTGAAAGTGGGATTATAAAGCCATGAAAAAGCGTAAACCAGACGAATTCCCCACTATGTTTTTAATAATTACGATTATTATCACATGGTTAACGTTGCTTTGGGCGATGTGGTACAGGTTGCGCGTGATTGAATTAGTTTGCAGGAGAGGATAATGAAAATATATTGTTATCCAGATAGAAAAATTGTAAGACCATCATTTAATATTGATTTAAAAAGCTTCTATAAAAGCATATGGTTTTTTTGGTGGTTGATTACTTGGAGCTTTGAATTTGGACGCATTGAGCATTTTAGTATTGGTTTTTATTTGCGAGGTGAATAATGCCAGAATCAATCGGTGAGCTCGTGTTATGTGCTGAGGGGCAACGCCTGTATGACGAATATAATATGATGTTCGACAACGAAAATAATTCAGAGGATGACATGCTGGACGCGTGGGACGCGTATTATAATCACCGGATGGAATGTTCGGATTGTGGGTATAGATGACATGGGTAATCGCTTCGTTGAGGACAGACTGGAGAAGGCTAATATATCGTTCTCCGAGATGTGGGGCAGCGAACACGAGGGGCGATTCTGGAAACGCAAGTTATCCAAAGCAAGGCGACGGGCGGCAAGGCGATTGTGCAAGTACGGTGAGGATAACTTGCGCAAAGTCGAACGAGGACTAGAGGGGATTGAAAGAATGTGTAACTGGAAGAATTGGTAATCTTAACAATTCCGGCAATTACAGATTATCTATTGACAACATAGAATAAATGTGCTAATGTTATTTTGAGTAAAAGCAATTTATAGTGTTGGAGAAAATAATGATATTAACCTATAAGGTTAAGCACAACACAGATTTATCAACAGAACTGTCAAAAGCACGACAAGTTGCTGATTTTGCTATTAATAACAGGGATAAATTATCTAGTAAATGGGTAAAACATTTTGGGCTTAAATCTGCTATTTCTAATCAAATATTGAGAAAATATGGAAAAAATAAAAAATGTAAATCTGTACAATCAGTTAAGTTAATAATTCCTAATCAATGTATAAAAATAATAGATAAACGAATTAGAGTAATTCCACTAAATATAAATCTAAAATTAGATAAGGAATTTGAAAAAGTTAATTTAATCGAAATGGATGAAAAATATGCTTACATTTCTGTAACCATTAAAGAACAAGAAACATTTAAACCAATTAACCATATTGGCGTTGATTTAAATGCAACAAGTCATTGTGCGGTAGTAGCCATCAAGGAAACAGGCAAGGTATTTAAACTTGGTAAGTCAGCTCAACACCAACATAATAAATATAAATTTATTAGACGCGATCTACAGAAAAAAGGTAAATATAAAAAAGTTAAACAAATTAAAAATCGTGAAAACAGAATAATTACAGATATAAATCACAAGATATCTAGATTTATAGTTAATCAAGCTGTTTCAAATAAGGCTAGTATAAATCTAGAAAATTTAAACAATGTTAGAAAAAATAAAAACCATAAAAAATCCTTTAATCATACCCTCCACACTTGGAGCTTTTATCAACTAAAACAATTTATAAAATATAAGGCAACTCTTGCGGGTGTGACATTATCCTTAATTGATCCAGCTTATACGAGCAAATGTTGCTCTATTTGTGGGACTATTGGAGATAGAAAAGGTAAATATTTTAAGTGCTCACATTGTGGTCACGTAGAACATGCTGATGTAAATGCGGCTTTTAATATAGCGTTTCCATCTCAAAGTATTGTTCAATTGCAAGCAGAAAGAGATGCTTGTAAGGGGAACTCTGATATCCCCCAAGGCGCTCCGTTAATAAGCCAAACGACACTAAAAATCCAACAATTGAAAAACAGTGGATATGTCAGCCTCCGGAGGTAAATATGTTATCGGTATTTTTAGGTTTAAATTCAAATTTTGTTTTTGAATGGAAAGGATAAATATAATGTCAGTCTTAGGAATTTTAGCAATAATTTTCTTGTTGTCGTTTCTTGTCGAAGCGATGGTTGAATATATCTTTGGCAAGCTGTTTGATCACGTGCCAGTGTTGGTGCCTTATAAATGGCTGTTGCAGTATGTGGCTTTGGGCTTTGGCGTTTTGGGCGCGTTTATATATAAGTTTGACGTTATCAGTCTGTTGTCAATCTGGTTGGAAACGCCAATAGAAATACACCCGTTCGGGATTACCATCACAGGACTTGCCATTGGTAGGGGTAGTAATTTCATTCACGACCTGATTAAGAAATTCTTCCAACAAGATCCACTGGTGACCAACAACACCGTATATAACACAGTCACGAAATAAGGGGGCGACATGGATGCTGCAACAATTGCAAGCCTTATTAACTTTGGCAGCGCGGGGGCTGTTATTGTCGTCGTTATCATCTTCCTGAATTACATCGGGAAAAGGGACGCAGAGTGGCGCGATTTTTTTACCGTCTTAAACAAAAATAACGTGGAGGACTTGGGCAAACTTACCAGGGCCATTGAAAGTATGAGCATTTCTGTTTTTAAGTTGGGGGATAGCTTGAAAGAACATGATGACCACGTGGAATCAAGAATAAAAGAAGTCACAGCAGCGGCACGCAAACGCAGCGCTAAACCAAAGGCGGTAGATAATGGGTGACAATCCAATGCGACCACGATTAGCGATAAAGCAGGGGAGAGGAGTGTAACGATGACAAGTAAAAGCAGATTGTTGATGATACTACAAACTAATCCGTATTTTCAGAAATTAAAAACACTATTTGGCGCGAATCTTATAGCATATTATCCAATGTGGGAAGAATCAGGAACAACCGTTACAGACATTTCTGGAAATGCTAGAAATGGTGTCTACGATACCGTTACACTTAATTCAACCAGATCAAAGTTTAATAAACCATCTCCACTATTTAATGGTGATGGGTTTGCTAATGTATATTCAGCATCGTTAGTTAGCGCATTTACTCCAAACACATTAACCATAGGTGGATGGTACAAGGCAAAAACCATGAATACTTTTTATGATGGTGCGGTCGGTAATCCATTTAGATTTTTAGTAGATGCAAATAACTATGTTGACTTATTAAAACAATCATCGGCTGAACAACTATCATTTAGATTTAAGTCGGGTGCGGTTGCCGTAAAAACATTAAACTTTTATGGTGCTACAAATAACTGGTTTTTTTGGTGCATTACTGTTGACAAAGCAAATGATTTAGTATCAATTTATATTAATAATAAAAAAATAACAACACTAGATACTCTTGGCATTTGGGCTGGTAGTGTTGCAGAAGCATCAGCATGTTTTGGAGCAGCAAACACAACAAAAGCAAACCCGTTGATTGGATATTTAAGCGATTGTTTTATTGCGTCACGGGTTGCAACAGACGCAGAAATTGTAGCTTTATCCAAAAACTTACCGCAAAATACATTAACTATACTTGGCGATAGCATCTCTGTTAAGAGTGATACAAGTTATACAACGCTTATATTAAGTGAACTTACAACATATTTCAACAGAAACAGGGCGGTTGCTTCTATGGGCGTAGTAGCAGGAGCGTCAAATTTAGCAGCACAAGCAACAGCAGCAGCTTCTGATGATGCAGATATTATTATTATCCAGCTTGGTTCTAATGATGATAATGCTGGCAATATGGGGACACTACAAACTGCTTATGAAGATGGAATCATTGCATTAAAAGCAAGTAATACAAACGCAACAATCTATGCTATGAACGTTCTCAAAAGATGGGCTAATCAGACAGACGGGGCAGAGGTTGACAAATCCAACATTCGTACAGCAATTGCAGCAGCCTGTACCGCTCAAGGTATTACGTGTTGGGACACTTACACAACCCCGTGGATTGCACAAGACGAAACAAGTGATGGCATACATCCAACAGCAGCAGGACACGCAAAGATAGCAGCCGAAGTTTTGGCAAGACTACCATAAAGGAGCACACAAATGGCATACAACGATTTCGCAAGATTAGACGCAGTGGTGGAAGCCACAATCGCAAACGAGGCAAGCCTTTCAGGGGCAGTCAACTTAGGCAAGATGACGCTGGTATCAATCCAGTCAACGTCTGACTTAGAGGGCGCGGCTTATACATTTCAGGGCAGTCTGGACGGTGTGACATACGCCAATATGTACGACGAAACAGGAACAGAAGTCAACATTCCATTCAGTGAAGCGCGGCTTGTGACCATCACCAACCCGAACATATTTCACGGCAAGCAGTACATCAAAGTCCGCACGGGTACGGCTGCCAGTGCAACGGCGCAAACGGGTGACATCACAATCAAGTTGGGATTAGTGGCGATATAGTG